GAGCGAGAACGTTCCAATCGGGTCATTCGGAAGACTTGCCCGTGACGACGCCGCTGCCAACATTGCGGGCATGGAACAGCGCCGTGCGATGTTTGCAGAAAGGGCAACGCCTCCTGATAAATTCACCACAGTGGTCATGAAATCACCGCGTCAGGACAAATGAACAGGAGGTCAGCAGTTGATGCCGACGCCTTCGAACAATGCAACGTGATAAACACCGAACTATTCTGTGCGATGGCAGTCGGCGTGGTAATACTCAACTTCTTCTTGTTGAATAAAATGGCACCGTAAGACGACGAAGACCACGATGCCGTTGACACATCAAGAGCGCCGCCAGACGCTACTCGGCTAATCACATACTGCTTCACGCCGGAACCGTCGACGTACTCAACTTCGATCCAGAGGTTCGATTTATCAAGCGTTGCAAATGTGGTTGAAACCAAAACTTCAAGTGTTACCGTGCGCTGCGATGCAGCGTCAGAATAGAACTTTGATGTCGCCAATACCTTCGACAGACCAACACTTACGGTTCTCGGGTATAGATACCAAGACCACGGAGTCGCTGCCGCATCGGGCCAAACCGCATTCAACGTCGGGTAGTACCCGTCCGTGCGAGAACTCAATGCGTATTCATAACAGACGTACTCACTTCCGAACTTTCCGTCACCCCATAGAGAATCAACGCGACGACCGAATGTACCAAAGTAGCTTGCAGAACCAGCGGCCAAAACAATGGGGTACTTCACCCCAACAAGCGTTAGCTTCTGCTTAAAATCTGCACTTTTAGCAGTGGCGATACTCATTGATCCGGACGTAACACCTTCGCCAGAGATTTCACCGCCAATCCATGTGACTTCAACAGTGTCGTTGAAGTAGAACAGCGACGATCCACCGCCGCTGTTATTGATGACGACAGAGCAGTTATAGAAGAACAGAGCACCGAAGTTATTACAGTAAAAGCCGTCACCAGACAGATTGTAGAAGATGAATTTGCAACGCGCAAACACAACCGAAGGAGATTCCGCGAACGTGACGCCGGCCCGCCCTGCGCCCGTCTGACCGGAGGCATCAAACAGCACGTTATCCATCACTGATCCGCCAGCGGGATTGCTTGTCACACTCGCAGTTGAGGTGCCTGTCAAAACAACAGACAATCCCCCGAAACGATCTGCACGAACGCTGTTATAGGACGCAGGCCCCACGGCATAAGTTGACGCGTTCGTGTACTTGATCGTCCCGTCGATGCCAGACCACACCGTTCCAGCGTCGATATTCCAAGTGATCCAGTTCGCAAATGTTGCCGCCGTACTCCCGAGAACAGTATTTGCCGCGATAGTGCGCGTGATGTCTGAACCCGCAGCATCTTTTGACCTGATATAGACCACATCCCCGGCAGCGAGAGCACCATACGCCGGGGCAGATCCCTCAAACACGTTGATATCGTTCCACGCGCCGGCAGCACCCGCGCTGGCCGCTTCGTTGCTGGCTGTGCCATCGCCGCAGTAGGTTGCGCCGTGAATGATGTACTTGTTAGCCATTCCAACGCTCCGCATCAGTCGGTTCGGTTTCGAGAATCGCCGTTACATCGAGACAGATACCCGGAACCAGCGATTGCAGCAGACCGAGCATCTGCGTAAGTTCGTCCTTGCGCTCGATGAGTGAGATGTATTTGCGCACCGACGCATCGGTGATCATGGCCTTGACGATGGTATTTTCGGACGCCAGGATCGCCAGCTTCGCGTCTCCGAAGCGATCGAAGAACGATCCGACATCGATTCGCCACAGCGCTGGGTCAACGACGACAGGTTGTTCTGGCGCTTCCGGCGTTTCAGCGTGATCGAAATCCGCAAACGAATAGCCGACGCTTTCAGTGGCCGCGATGGCGACATAGCGTGTCACTTCGCTGCCAGAGGCTTTTTCGGTTACGACAAAAAGGCTCATACTCGATACTCCGGTGCGTCAAATAGGTGGCTCATTGCTGCATTCCTTCGTCCATCGGTTCATCCTGAATCGTCCCGGAATACACCGCCCCCGATGGGGCGACCATCTGAATTCGCTTTCTCATGATGATCTTCGGCAGCGGGATCTCTTCTTGCTCAGGCTGGAAGTCCTGCTCAACGTCCTGCGCGAGCGCAGGTGACGGCGGAGCGGATCGCGCCTTGAGCAGTTCGAAGTATCCGCGCATCTCTTCGAGCTCTTCCTCGCTAGTGATCTGCAGCTGCGCAATCTCGCGCTTCGTTTGCGCATCGATGTTCGCGCGCTCGATGTCGGCCTTCGCATTGATCCTTGCCTCTTCCAGCTTGGCGTTGAACTGGGCGATCTTGGCTTGTTCGCCCGATTGCGCCTCTTGCAGCTGCTGCTGAGCATCCTGCAGCGCCTGATCCATCATCTGCATCTGCTGTTCCATCTGCTGCATCTGCTGCTGAATCTCGGGGGGAACCTGCGCCTGTCCGGACTTCTGATCGCGCAGCTCGGGCGGAAACGTCTTGGCAAGGCGTTCGGCGAGCTTGTCGGCCATCGGGAAGTCTTGCGCCTGCATGACCAGATCGCCGGCAACCTGCATCAGCTGCGGGTTCTTTGCGGCCAGATCGTTCAGCCGGTCGGCGCCCTCCTGGCGCATGGTCGAGTAACTCGGCCCGGTGTTGATCGTCACGTCGTAGCGCCCAACCTGCGGATTGAAGATGCGCTGAATCTCGCCGGCTTCGTCTTCCTGCTCTTGGTAAGGCTGTGGCATGTCAGGAGCTAGGACAGCGCTTTCCTCCTTACCATCCAAGCCAAGGATGCGCACAACGCGCTGCGTGTCGTAATACTTCTGGATCAGGTCAATCAGCACCTTGGCCTCGTAGCGCAGTGCGCGCGCGAGGTTGTCCGGGAAGTGGAACGTCGCGGTATCGCCCTGCACCTTCAGGCGCTGAATGCCGACGCCGGATTGCGCCTCGCTCTTGATCCCGAAGTTCGCGTTCTGCTGGCCAGACGCTGCGCGCATCTGCTCCGTCGAGAGTTGCAGCAGTTGCACCTGGGCGGCCGGCATGACGGCAGGCGCTTGACGCTCCGGCTTCGGCAGCTGATGCCCCTCATCGTCGTAGGCATTGAACGGCAGATAGGCACGACTCTCGATGTTCGCGGCCTTCCAGATCTGCTCATAGCCCTCGATCGCCTCGGCGGCGGCCATGTACGGCACCTTGTTCTGCAACGCCAGCGTCTGGACCGTCTCTGAGTAGGAGAAGTTGACCATGCGCGCCGGGTCTTTCAGATCGCGGACGATGCCCTTGCGGATCACCTCGCCGTTGACGTTCAACTCCTTTCCGACAACGGCAATGATCGGCAGGTAGTCGCCGAGCCAGTCCGTTTCATCGATCGGCGCATCATGGCCGCCAACGAGCTTGCACCAGTGCCACTTCTTGACCTCGGTGTCGCGCTCTTTGACCACCACGGCGCCGGGTTGCAGCTTTGACTTCAGAACCGTCGAACCATCAGCCAATAAGCAGGCGACGTCCTTCTCATAGGTGCAGTAGAAATACTCGGCCCTGCGGAATGTCTCACCGTCCGCCCATCCGTTCTTGCGGCTTTCCTCTCCCCATGATTCTGGGTCAATGTCCGGATGCTCGCGCTTGCCCTGCTCCTTGGTGATGTCCTCGAAAACGAAGCCCCATTGCGCATCGCTCTTGTCGAGTTCCTTGCAGTCCGGGTCGATATAGACCAGCTGCGGGTTCGGGCAAGCCTTGATCTTGATCACCTGGTTGAAGCTGGTGTCAGATTCGTACTCAGTGACGACGCGCCAATACCCCTCGCCACCATAGACGCTATGCTCTGCGGCCGTGTCGTGGGCGTCGTCGCTGGCACTGGCGGCCTGAATGTTGCGGACCAGTCCGCCGAGGATCTCCGCCGTCTTCTTGTCGGCGCCGTCATCCGCCGGCGAAATCTTCACCGCGGGGCGATTCATGCGGATGTTGTTGATGATCTGGTTGCAGTGCTGCGCGGTCATGTTGACCGTGAGGCAGACGCGCTTATCGATCTTGCGACTGTTGCGAATATCCTCCGGCCATTGCCATCCGTTGTCCGAGTCGCCCATTGCAAAGCGGGTATCCTCAACGGCCAGCATGCGGTTCGACGAGTACGCCTGTTTCGCGCGCTCGAAGCGCTTCTTGGCCTCAGCAACGATGTCGCTGGGCGTCGTCTGCTTGTCGTCTTTGGTCATTGGTGGTCTGGCTTTCTACGGCGCCGTCTCGGCGTTTTGTGGCTGTTGCACTCAGTTCTGAAGCTGATACGGTGGCCTGGCCATGATCAGCGGCTCAGGCTGCAGCGTGACGAATCCATGCGTCCGGTACCACTGCTGCAACCACGGCTCACCATCGGGCATCAGGATCAGGACCGTCTTCTCCTTGTCGGCTTCCTCACAAATCATGTCCATCAGGCGATTGGCAATCCCCTTGCGGCGGTGCCATTCATCGACATGGACGCTGCTGACCTCGATCACTTCCCGCATGTTGGCCGGCAGTGCATCGCTGGGCGCCAGGTGACAACTGGCCGCCCCAAGTTGGCGTTTTCCGAGTTTCATCCCATCCATCCGAGGTCAGAATGCAGAGCGTGCGCTTCGGCCTTCTCTGCGTTGGTTTTCTTTGGCTTGGCACGCCGTGCGCCCTCGCAGGCATAGCGCAGCGCGTCAATGACGTGGTTGTTCTTGTCCTCAAGGATCGGCAGCACCGCGTTCGTCAGCGGGTCGATCTTGAAGCTGTAGAGCGTCAATTCGTCAATCGTGTGCTGGCAGCGAGGATGCACGATGATGTCGAACGACTTCAGCCACTCGATACCATCCTCGATACTTCCTGAACCCTTGATCGCCGCCCGAATGCGCGGGAATCCGTTCTTCTGCATGTGGCTGATTGTTTCCGGCCGGCTTGAATCTGCCGTGATCGGCCATTTCTCAGCCTCCGGAACCGACATGAACAGTTCAGGAAGATTTACGATCTCGCAGCCGACAGAATAGGCCTCGTAATCGATGTAAAGCCGGTTCCCGTCGATGCTGCAGCGGACAAGAATCGAAGGATCAACCGAGAATCCCCAGTCAGCGCCAAGGCGGTGAATCGTTCCTTCCGGCCGCTCGAACTCTTCGACCTCCCAGTTCTTGAACACCCGCGCCTCACTGTTGCGCTGGTACTCACCGAGCCAGACATGCGCGTACTTATCAGGATCGCGCCGCCGGTCGTACTCCATTTCCTCACGAAGCACATCAGGCAACCACGGGTTGTCCATGTAGTTCGCCTTGACGACGATCGAATCGCCTGGTGGAGTTGATCCGCGCAACAGCTGGTCAATCGGGTCCGTCTCTTTGTTCGGATTCCAGCTGAACCACAGCTCGCTTCCAGGCTTCCGAATCGTCGGACGCAGCAGCGTCAGGCTGTTCTCGCTGGCGTTCTGCGCTTCCTCGAACCACGCCCGGTCGAAACCTTCAAGCGACTTGATCGAGTCGGCCGTGTGGTTCTGCATGCCCTCGAAGATCGTAACGCCGCCATGCAGCGACTTGATGCGCCGATCCTGAACCTCGAAGTAATCACCGGCGTTGTGCGCGCTGATCTTCGATTCGAGTAGCTTTTTGACCGAGAACTCCAACGACTTCAGCGTCTCGCGCAAGCACACTACATCAAGCTTTTCGGCTACGTTCTCACGCATCCAGTTGTCCGCGAAGAAGTTCGACTTAGCGGATCCGCGCCCACCCCATGCGCCCTTGTACCGTGCCGGCTTGAGCAGTGGAACGAAGACCCTAGCCGTTGGGATTTGCAGGATCGACGACAACGGTTTCAATCCGCGTGATCAGCCGAAGATCTCCGCCATTCGCGCCAGTGAGTTCGGTCTTTGTCTCGCTGACGTTCGGCAACACCTTGCCCAGCAACCCAAGCGCAGCGCGGACCTGAGAATCTGTCATCGTCTTCTTCACGAAGTCTTCTTGCTGAGGTTCGGCAAAAACATGATTTTCAAGCCGTTTGATCAACAAGGTTGCGCGGATCTTCTCCCGCATTTCCTCGATGCGGATTGGGTGCAGTGGTTTCTTTCGGGCGGCCATTTTGATACCTGCTCAGTCGAGCGACCCCATGAACGCATGGGTACGGTGTTCTATTGTCCGGTTACGGCTCCGGAACGCTGCGGCGTCGTGACAGATCCCTTACGTGGCGGCTTGCGCATCTCACCG